AGATAAATAACCTGTAGATACAGAGTTAAAACTTACAGATTGAGCTGGCCATAATCTACGGTTAGATAAACCTTCATATTGATAATCAAAGTTTTCTTTGTTATAAATATAGTTATAAGTTCCTTCTCCATAAGAGTTAGCTTGAATTTGATCACAAGTTGTAGTTGCACCAAATCCTGTAGCATCTTCTACAGATACAGAGAAATACACACGGTTTTCTTTGTAAGTAGAACTACGAAATTGATTAATATCTAAAGCAGTGATTTCAACACCATAAGCAGTAGCTCCAGTTAATCCTTGGATACCTGTACCATTACCTACGATAATTGCTTTTACTAAAGTTTTAAAACCACCATTGTTAACTACTGCAGCTATTTGAGTAGCGATAGTTAATTGAGTAGCTGCTGCTGAAGATAAAAATGAACCTCTTAATACTTCTGGTCTTTCAGAATATAAAGATTTATCATTTTTAAAACGGATATTAAAAGTGTAGTCAGTTGAGTTAACTACTCCAATAAGTCCTGCTGCAGTTTTACGGTTATAACCAATAGCCCATACTTCACGAGTTGCTGGAGAATAACGTTTACCACGAGCAGAAGTTACATTTCTACCATTAATAGACATTGATTTTTTGAATGAACCATCAGCATAAGTTTCTGATACTGTAATTGATTCACCTGCACCGCCTGCTAAATAAGCTGATGCTAAAATTGTTTGGTCTTGACCAAATAATCCTAATTTACCTGGAGTTAATGTGTTAACAGTTGTTTCCAAAGCTGTTCCATTTCCTACAAAAGTGTTTGTTACTTTATGAATTGACATTTTTTTTAATTTTTAAAATTTATTTATTAGATATTGTATTTATTATTCATTTGTGTTATTAATCAAAGGATTAAAAGTTTGACTACGTTTACTTTCTATTCCTTCTAAAGCTATACTTACTGCTAAGTCAACTAGTTCAGAATGAATGTGTTCAGATAGTTCGCAAGTAACTCCTGTAGCTAAATCAATTGTTACAGGTTGTTTTAAGTATCTCATTTGATAATCTACTATAGTACAACTAGACACTAACTCAACTTTTCCATCATACATCAACCTTAATGCTTTTTCATTATTAGGTTTCTTAAAAGGATCATTTAATACTTTAGAAATCTCAGCGTGACTTGTTGGTATAACTTCAACTCTTTTAGTTATATTTGTACCACAATAGTTACACGTAATACCTGCTCTTTCTTGTATAGTAAACCAATGATCTGTAGGAAGAGTTAAAAACCTTGCTTGTGCATCTATATTATCTACAGCATAAGGTAAAGGTGTTAATATTGCATTTATAGTAATATTCTTTAAATCTTCAGTACGTTTTTCAGTTTCCTCAAAAGATTGTCTTTTGTTATTATTAAAACCATATCTCTGTTTAACTAATCTACCTTGAGCATTATTTAGAATTAAATCTATTTCTTCTGGTAAGAAGTTAGGATAATTTAGAGTATCTAATTTATCACATCTAAATTTAAATTCTAAATGAAGTTCAGCAGCGGTCATTATTCAGATTTTGTTTTTTTAGGTTTAAGTTTTCCTTGTAATGCTAATTTAACAGCTTGATTTTTAATATCAGTTAAGTAACTAACAACCTCATCAGTTGAACTACCTAAAAGATCTTCACCGTTATAAAAGTAAGTACCTTTCTTTTTAATAATATCTTTTTCAATTAAAGCTTCTAATAATGCTTTAGTAGGAGTTTCTTTAGCTTTAGATACTCTGATAAATTCTTTAAAGTCTTTTTTAACTTCTTTAAATAACTCAGTTTTAACCATAGTTTCAGACATCTCATCTACTCCACGTTTACCATACACTCTTAATAGACCTCTTCTTTCTTCGACAGTTGCTTCATGGAATGCTTCCATAGCCGCAAATTCAAATTCCATTTTAGCACTTTCAATTTTACTTGCTGCTTCTGGATCATATATATAAAATCTAGCTGTTGAATTTCCAACGACATCATGTTCAGTGTTAGCTATCCAATCATGTTGTTGCAACATTTTAAATTTTAATTCATCATAAGGTGTTACTATATTAAATATAGTCAACTTATCATTTCTTAATCTTACTTCCATATCTGACCAGTAATCAGCATTCCTTTTATTCAAGGTGCCTTTTGGTAAGTTTAACTCTTTCTCATAATGTTCTTCATCAGCTACTGATAATCCAGTTTTATATAAACCAGTTTGACTTAGTTGAGCTCCCATTATTACAGTTAAAGTTTTATTGTAATAAGATTGACCTGAAAATTTATTTCTTATGATAGGTCTAATTACATAAGATTTTGCACCTGATTCTTCCATTTGTTTTAATAATTTTGCCTTTATTAGTTTATAATTTTATATACACATTTATTTCTATCTGTGTAAAACCCTCTTTTATTATTTAATCCACCAGACAAACTTTTTGGGTCAATGTTATTTTGTTTAGCAGTTTCTGATATAGATTCATATTCTTGAATACTACCATCAATATTTGTTTTAATTACAATTTTAGAAACTTTTTTATTATATAATTTAACTTTAATATTTGCAGATTCAGGTAAAGGTTTTCCTTTTCTAATTTTAGACATTTTTTGTTTAGTTTCTAATGAAACTATTTTACCTTTTGAAGATTTAGACATTTTAAGTTTAGATTCTTCTGTATGTTTAAAACCATTTAATCCAATACTACCACCTTGTGCTATATTATAACCAATTTTTCTATTTGTTGTATTTAATGTATTAATATAATAAACTTCTTTATTTTGTAACTCTTTTATAGTTCGTGCTTCATCTAATTTTTCAATTTTAAAATTTTCCTTACCGTGTTTTAATATTGATCTATGTAAATAAGAAGTACTACCTAATTTTGCTTCATAAACATGATGATTAAATCTTGTGTTTATATTTTGAATAGTTAAACCTATATAAAACTTACAAGTTATTAAGTTTGTTATTTTGTAAATAATCATATTTTAATATTTAGTTGCATACTAATATAACGTATTTTACATTAATATGCAACTAAAATATTTAATATTTATGATATAGAACTAGAATCTAAAATTAACTGAGCAGCATCTGAAGGATCGCGAAGCATGATACCACATTCTGTCATTGCTTCAAATGTGTATCCATCTACTGAACTTGCTGATGAACCATTTTTCTTAGGTCCGTAAGGTCCGTACATTCCTTCAATGTATGTAGTTACCATCTCACGATCTTTAGAGTATACTTTTTGGATATTAGGTTCTCCTTTGTTGTAAGATTTAAAGTTTAAGAAAGTTGCTTTGTAAGACTCAGCTGGTTTACCAGTTTGAGGGTGTAACAAACGATTTCTTACTACGTCATTATAAGGTTTGTATTCTTTTAATGTAATTTTATCACCATTTAAACCAGTGTAAGTCATAAACTGTCCACCTAAAGCTAAATCTTGACCAGATCCAGTAACAAATTTGTCACCTGTGATTTGAGTTAAAGTAGCTGTTTTGTTTTTCATAGCTTGATCAAATAAGTTCATAAACTCACGACCACATAGTGCAACGTATTCACGAGGACCATCTTCAGTACCATTGTATGCTAAATCTGACATGAAATCACGAATTGTTTTTTCAGTTAAACTAGTATATAAACGTTTGTTACCTGGAGCAATTTGTCCTTCTAATCCAGCACCAGAATAAATAGTATTTCCTGAAGCACCTTTTAAGTCAGTTGTTCCGTTAGACTTAATGTTAGATTCACCAAACATTAAACTAATTTCAATTTCATCCATGAATTGCTTCCAAAATTCCCACTCAGCATATTTTACCCAAGTGTTAGTTTTTTCATTAGTTTCAGGATTTAACATAGAGATAACCATAACACGACTGTGAGCAGCACCTGTTACTGAATATTTCTTACGTAATGTAGACATAAAGTTTTCTAACATCATTGGTGTAGCATAGTGAGTTTCACCAGATGTACGAGAATGATCATGCTCTACTAAGTTGTATTCTTTAGATACTTCTTTACCTACTGTTAATAAAACTGCAGGAACAGATTTAGTGATATCAGCTGTTACTAATTGACATACTAAGATGTAATCAGCACCATCATAAATAGGCTCAGAAATTACACGAGCTTTGTATTCAGGACTATCAAATAATAATACGTCACCTTCAGAAAACCATTTTTCATTTACTCCGATTTTGAAAGTTGTAGCATTAATACCAATGTTAGTCGCTGCATCAAATGCTGCACGAGTAATAGAGATTGCTTTACGAGAGTCACCAATGATATTCCAACGATATTGGATACCATCAATTTCTTTAGCTTTACCCATTCCACCTGTTAAGAAAGAAAGAGCATTTTTATAACCATTTTGTTTGTTATAAATACGAGTGATAACTTGGCTAGCTATAGCAGGCTCAGTTAAAAAGAAACTTGACAAGTGAGAGTCTTGTGTAAGACCAGCATGCCAGTTCATGTTTGTTATTTGTAATGGACTAATTTGCATTTTTTGTTTTTTATATTAAATTAATAATTTGTGTTTAAATCATACCTCTTGTTAAAGCTTGCTTGAAGGCACTAAAATCTCCAGTAGCTCTTTGGTCATTGAAGTTATCTGATTGACCAGATTTCATTTTACTTCTACCATCTTTAACATTTGACAATCTACTAGCTAGTTCAGAGTTAACTTTTGTTTTAACTTGTCTTTCTAACTTACTAAGATCCCAATCATTCATTGCTAAATAAGCATACATGTATTGAGCATTAGTATTGGTTTTATTATGTTTTTGTAATCCTGTTTCACCAGTTTTATCAGGCTTCATCATAAAGTCCCAAAGGTTATCTTTCATTTTAGGAGTCAACTTGAATCCTTGTATTTCTTCTTTAGCATACAACTCTGATTTAAAAGAATCATATTGTTGTTTTGCTAAAACTCTTTGATCAGCATCTTGTTTCTTTTGTTGTTCAAAGATTTGATCTTTGTAGTTCTTTTCATAAGCTTGTAACTTATTCAAAGCACCCTTAGCTTTCTTTTCTAATATACCTGAAACTTCGTAAGTATCTATTGTTTCATCTATATCTTCATCATCTTCTCCTTGAGCTTTCAAGTATTCCTTTAATACTGTTTTTTGAGATCTCTCATCATCAATATCAAAGTCACTCCAAGAAGCATCTCCGTAGTATACATCCATAAAGTTCTTTGGATTACCACCTGCTTCAATGAATTCTACTAGTTTGTGAACATCATCTGGTAAACTATTTTTGTAGTTTTCCACTTCACGTTCAACTGTATTACTCATTAGTTTTTTAAGACCATCTTCAGAATCTTCAAAAGACTCTTCGTCATAATCTACTAAACCTTTTTCACCTAACCAGCTAGCAAACACTTTTAAATTAGATCCTTCTTCAGAATGTACTTCTTCTTTAGGTTCTGCTTTAACACGTTCTTTAACTTCTTCCTTTGGTAGATCTTTAATAACCTCCTTAACAGGTTCTTTAAAATCACCATTGTCTGGTGTCATGTCCTCATCCTCTTGCATTAAGGGTTGAGCAACAGAGTTATTTTCTTTAAACTCATCAGAATATTCATCTGAGAATTGCATTTCTAAACCATCACCAAATGGTGTATCTAGAATATTTAACTCCTTTGGAGCATCTTCATTTTCCTTACTCATTTTTTGCCTTTTATTAGTATTATACTATAAATATAACTGTTTTGGTTATTGTGTGCAACAGTTAAAACCCACATGCCTTATTATCTTTCTATAGCTTTAACACTATTTTGTTTTTTGAGTTTTTAAAAATTTACCTAAAATTTATTAAATAATTATTTTCTTCTCCAATAAGTATCTGTTTTTTCAGTTTTTTCTGGCTTACTAAATTCAGCTTCCCAATCTTTAGGTATTCCCATTGTACTAGTAGGTATTTCTTTATTGTAAATTCTTTCACCTTGAGCTACTTTCATTTTAGGATGAATTAATAAAACAGGAACTTGAAGATGAGTTTCTGGATCATTTCTCCAACCTATTCTTCTATAACCAAAATCTTTTGGTACTGTTTTTAATCCTGGTTCAACAATATCTTTAGGAATACGTGCTTCAATAGGTATCATTTTTTCAGGTATAATTAATTCTTTTTTGGGTTCTATTTTTTTTTCTAAAATAGTATCCTTTTTAGGATATGTAGGCTTAGCATAAGGTACAGAATACTTCTTTAAATATTCTGGATTATTTGCATATGAACGATAGTAATCTGTAGATTGAGGTTCTTTTTTATTTAATTCTGTTAATCTTTTTTTTGCAGCATTAAATTGTGGTTCATATATTTGATTAGGTATATTTTTATTAAACCCTGAATTAAATAAAAATATACTATCATTGTATGCTTGTACTTTTTGAGGATATGAAAGTTTACCACCATCTTGAAACTTTTGATAAGTATCATTGTAATCATTTACCATATCACTATAGGACATGTTTTTATTAGCCTTTTTATAAGACTTCATTAAATCCATTCTTTCTTTTATTGGTAACTTATAGTACATTCTTATTTATATTAAAAGTATCATTCTTACATAATCTAACATCATTACTATTGTAATGTTTTATTACACCATCTTTTTCAAGGGCTACAACAAATACAGTATTTTCTTGTGGACCATAATCCATTAAGAATAATACTATACCATCTCCATGTGGAGTTGTTACCCACATAACTTGTTGTAACTCATGGATGATTGTCATTTACTATCCTTTTAGTTCGTGATCAAATAATCTCATTGCTATTTTATCTTCACCAAATGCTTCTAATTGATCAACTAAGTTTTGAACTTTACCCATTTCTTCTTGTTGTTCAGTTAAGAATTTCATAGCTAATTGATATAATAAGTGATTACTATATTTCATAGCATGTGATGCTAATTCATTACATTGTTTAGTAATAAGTACTTCATGTGTAAATGATTGTCTAATAATATCAGGTAAACCTGCAAACATTAAAGGTGGTTCTTTTAATGCTGAAGTCTTAGGTGTAATACCCATATCCAATAAGAACTCTTTAGCCCATCCTGCGTGTACCATTTCTCCATCAGAATCTGTTTTCCATACTGCTGCTGCACCAAAATAACCATTGTTATTTAACCACAAAGACATTGCTTGATAAACTCTACTAGAGTATTCTTCTTGTTCAATTCTAAAGTTTAGTATATCTATACATTCTTTAGACATAAAAGGATTTTTAATTCCTGTTGGTTTAAAAGTAGGTATTGCCATTATTTCTTATTGTTTTTAGATTTAGCCGCAGCTATTTTCATTCTTTCTATTTCCATTTTTTTATCCATCATCAACTTATCAGCTGCATGTTTTTTATTAGATAATTCAATTTGATTTTTGTTCTGAACTTTTATAGCTTCCAATTTCTTGTTTTCAAGCTCATTTCTGAGCTTCATTTCCTTATCTTTAAATGCTAATTGAGCTTCATGTTTAGATTTATCATGACCTAACTTAGATTGTTCCATAAAAGATCTAGAAGATAACTCTTGTTGTTTTAAAGCATTAGCTGCAATTTCTGATGAATCAGGAATACCATTATCATTAAGATCTAAATCTTGTTGCTTATTGTATACAGCAATCTCAGCTACTTGTATTTTAGTAGCATTAATTTCTTCTGCAATATATCTTTCTTGATCTAATTTAAGATGGTCAAATTCAACTTGTTCAGCATGCATTTGTTGTTGCATCTGTTCAATCTTCATTTCATGTTCTTGTTGAGCTTTACCGTTTTCAGACTGACGTTGATAGAATTCTTCTTCTTTACGTTGTAATAATCTAACAATATCTCTTGGAGAATCATTCATTAATGTTTCAACAATTGCAGATAAGTCTACTTTTTCAGATTGTAATGCTACTTGAACTAACTGATCTAACTTAGCTTTTAATTCTAAATCTTTAGTATTGTTAGTTACAAATACATTAAACTCAGAGTTCTCAAATTCATTCTCTTCTAAAGTTAGCATTTCAATAGCCATATCATCTAGAACATATTGAGCAGCTAATCCTTTTTTATAACAGATTTTAGCTACTTCAATCATTGCTGTGTAAGCTCTACGTTTTACTTCAGCATGACCTTCATATAAATATTCAGTAATTAAGGAAGATTGATTAACAGATCTTTCTACGTTACCAACTAATTCAGAGTTGTTAATAGCACCTAATCTTTGTGGAGTAACTCCAGATACAAATGCTACTTGTGTTTTAATATAATCCAACATATTGATATACTGTTGGATAGATTGACTAAGACTTAAATCTATTGCTTGGAACTGATTAAACTTATTAGCTAATTGTCCAGTAGCAGAACCCTTTTTACCTTCTTCAAAACTATTGATAAAGGCAATATTCATTTCTTTTAAATAGTATAACCATCTGTCAATGTCAATACCATGACTTTCAGGTATTTGAGCTAAGTCCATTATAAATTTCTTACCTTGATCAGAAGCAAATGCTATCTCTAATCTGTAAGATATAATATCATATAAATATTGGTAAGGTTTTAACCTGTCTATCAAACTAACAGATTGTGAGTTTGTAGCTTCATAAATAAAGCCTGTGTAACCCAATCTACAAAAGTAAGGATTATCTAGTCTACGTCTTTGGTTAGGTTTAGGTTTAATATCTGTGAAGATATCTAATCCTATTTTAACACCTTCCCAAGCTTCATTGATCCAATACCATTCTACCTTAGCATCAGGAAATGCTTCCTTAAATACTCTTGTATTAAATACTTCATCAACTATCTCTGTTTGTGGAGCACCATCGTCGTCTGTCCAAGTTAATTCACCAATCTTCTTCATTGATTTCCATTCAACTCTTGTTACTCTGATAGAATAGTTATTACTATTATTACCATTATAAGCATTAGTTGGTGTAATACCAGCAAAAGCATTTTGACCATTAACTACATCAAACTGAGGTTCAAATCCACCTGCAGTATTAAAAGAACCAAAGGTTCCTCTTGTATAATTTTCTAATTTGTCTACATCATCTTTAGATAATATGTCACCATATTCATCTAAGATAGTGTTGATAGCTAACATTCTTTCTTCTACTACTGCTATAGCGTCATCTACAAATGTAGTGTCACCATCAAGTATTACTGTTAAGTTAACTGGGTTAACTCTACGCATAGCTACTTCAGCATTTTCAATACCTACCCAATAAACTTCTTCTCCTGCAATTAATGCATCTTTCCATCCTTGAGAAAACAATAACCTAGTGTTAAGTCTTTTCTTAAGAACCTTTAATACCTTATTAGCCTTAGACTCAATTATGTCCGAGGGTGTGTATTTCTCATGCTTAAGGATTTCTTCAGGCGGAGGAGGAGGATTGTTAGGGTCAGCGTTAGGATCAATTTGATAAGCCAAACCTTGTTGCAAAGCTTGGAAAATCTTTTCTTTAACAGCAGTTGTTTTACGATTAAGGTCATCTGGAGATTCTGATATTACAATGTGATTATCTGGTCTTTTAGTTTCTTCACCTATTAGTAATCTAATTGGTTCTGAAATAATATCATAATGTTGAAACCTTGCTGCAAATGTACTAGAAGTATTTACTCCTAATGGATCACAGATAGTTTCAATATCTTTATGGTTTACTTTACCATTATATAAGTCATAGTTAATTAACTTTTTAAATCTGTCTGATCTTAAGTTACTACCATTTGTATATCTATAATTTGAATAATAATTTATACAAGACTTACCCCATTCTTTGTCTTTACTAGACATTGGTAACTTTTGTTGCGGTAAATTCTGACCACCTAAATTGGCATATATATCTTGGCTCATTAGTTTCTGCTTGGGTTAAATTGAGAGTTCGCTCCTTTAAATATACGGTTTTTCTTGTATATTCTTTCAAGGAAATCACCTGTTGTAGATTTCATATCTAATAGCTCTTCCACATGAATTCTGTGTAATTCGTATGTTTGTAATACGCATAACATAACTGCAATAACTCTATCTGTGTTAATATCTCTATCATAAGCTATTAATTCTTTTAATAATGGGATTGATTTAATTGTTTGGAATCTTACTACTTTAGTTCCTTCTGTTTCACCATCAACTTCTTCATATAACCATTTCTTTAAATATAGTTCACATTGATCTTTGATTCCACTAGATCCATTGCTACCTCTATTCATATGTATTCCATAACCACGTTGTACTCTAGAATCTTTTACCATATCTCTAATAATACCTGGTTGTTCACACATATATTGTAAAGCATTCTTTTGTTCAAAGTATACCTTTAAACCTTTTAACTGGTTCTCGTACAGTACTTTAGCATTATAATACATACATAGTTTTCTACAGTTTTCATAAAATTGTTCTGCAGTATCAGGTCTAGAAGTATATTCAGCTACAATAATATCATGAGTTCTGTCTGCTCTATAGAATCTTTTATAAACAAAGAATGATCCTAATGAACCAGACTCTGACTTATCTTGATCATAAGGGTCATTCTTTGTTTATAAAAGATTCTATAGAGCAGACAGAACTCATGATATTATTGTAGCTGAATATACTTC